AATCTACACAATGGATGAAAATTGAAGAGAAATATACAAAGATTGCAAATCTATTGTGGAAAATTGTTGAAAAAAATCAAAAAGTCAAATTGACTGAAGATGACATAGAACTGGCGGAAAGATCTTGGTACGATGGTTCTGACGCATATCAAGATCCAGAAATGTCATGCGAGAATTTGCCAGAAATTTATGATGATCAAATTGTGGCAATTAAACAAATCTTCAAAAATCATGGTATTCGATAAATGAATAGTTCACTTAAGAGTCTCTTTCAACAATTGAATGAAAATTTCAATTTAGAAGATCCGCTTGCAGAAGATAATTCAGGTAATTCTGGAGGAGAATATCAAAGTCCAAATGCGTTTTCAGATCACGTTGAAGATCCAGATGACGCTGCTTATTCTGAAAAACCTCCAATGGCGGAGAGATTTTACAGGAAAATTGACGATATTTATAACAGATTGGCTGAAGCCAGTTACAATGATTTCAGAAATGATGATTCCAAAACTGAACGTCAGAAAATTAATGGAAACATCATTGAAATCAATCGAAAGTTAAGAGAGGTTGAACAAATGATCGGACATGCTTCAAAGTTAAAATTAGAAACAGGTCAAGGTTCAGACGTTTATTGGAAAGCAACTGGAAGATCGTTTCTCAAGATAAAGGAACGTCTGGTCAGGCTAACCAGCAAGATTGTTGAAATTTCAAGCTAAGAAAAGGAATATATGAAAATAAAAATTTTAGATATTGATAATGTTAGGGAAGTTCAAGAAATACTTAGAGATATGAATATCAAGCAACCAACCTATGGATATTCTGACGTATTTTCTGTTCCAAATGATGAAAGTGATTACTTTTTTGATGTTTTAAAGCAGAAAAATATTAAATGGGAGAAAATGAAGAAAAATGAATCATATTTAAGAAAATCCGTTATAAAAGAAAATATGTCAATGGATAGCGATTACTTACAGAGACAATTGAAAATTTTAGCAGATGACATGAAGGATGATGATCCAGATGTCGCAAAAGCATATCTATTTATTCAACATAGATTGAATCAGTCATTTCCAGACGGAGATGTTTCTAGAGAAGAAATAAAGGATATTTTGAATGAGCCTCAAGGTAGAAAGCATTCTCAGAATATGCCAGATTGGGCCTTAGATCAATTATTTGAAAATAGATCGACAAGAAAGAAAATTATTAAAGAATCTAAACTTTCAAAGATGATTAATCGAATAATCAAAGAAGAAGTAGCCAAGGTTCGACTAAAAGAATCATCTTCTCAAGAAGACATTGAATCACTCGCAGTTGATTTGATTGATTACATGGGAAAGGAATTACCTCCACGTCCGAATCCAAGAATAATGAGATGGTTCCAAGAATCTGGTTTAACTGATCCTAACTTGATTAAGAAAATCTATCAAACTGCATTGAAGTTAAATAGGGAATAAGATTGAAAAAATTATTAATTGAAACCTTTCCAATAAGAATAGAGCGAAGTGAATTAATGGAATCAGTTCGAGTGAATGATAATCGCATGATCATTCCTAATATGATTATTCAACGTGCTGATGTTCCAAATAAAAACAAGAGAATTTACAGCAGATCTTTGTTGGAACGTGAAGGAAGCAAACTCATTGAAGGAATTAGAAAGGCGGGTAATAGGGGAATAATTGGAGAATTGGATCATCCAGAAAGCAACGTCGTTAATTTAAGAAATGCTTGTATTGGAGTTTTAGATATCAAATGGAAGGGAATTGATCAACTCGGTGATGTAGAAGTTTTAAATACTCCTTCGGGAAATATTCTAAGGGAAATTTTATTAGCTGGTTATGTTCCAGGTATTTCAAGTAGAGGACTTGGATCTGTTGAATCCGCCATGTATGAAGGAGACGAAGATATTGATGAAGTTCAAGATGACTTTGAATTGTTGTGTTGGGACGCTGTTTCAGATCCAAGCACCCACAATGCCTATTTTAAAGAAATCAGAGAAGGTCGCCAACCAAGAGATATTCAAGTTCATCCATATCAAAAAGCCAATGATCTAATGCGAGATTTGCTTTGCGAACTCGGAGGTTATTGTCAAGTCTGCTAAAATAAAGGAAAAATAAAATGACATCAAAGCAAATTAAATTAATTGAAACTTATATTAGAAAAGTTGTAAGAAAAACTTTGAATGAACAGACTTGGAAAGGTCATCCTGCTGTAACTGGCGGAGACGATGATCCTGAATTTGATTTAAATTCATCTGATATTCATTCCAAAAGCAAATATTGGAAAATTCAAATTGGAAAGTCATATCAATGGAAGGATAGCGAAGGTGAATTTCCAGGATGTTCAGTAAAATGTTTAGGATTTAGTTCTGATGGTCGCCTTGCGTATTTTGAATGTTTAAATGGACAATTTAAAGGTTCTTATATTCAACTTGATGCGTTAATGCACGGGAAAGAATTAAAATAAAGGAAAAAGATTATGAAATTAAGAAGATATTTATTAGAAAATGAACTGAAGTATTCAAAGGAAGAACGGAATGCGTTCATGGAATCTTTGAAGCAATTTGGAAACTTCAAGAACGAAGTTTATCGAAGCAAAACATTAAAAGAAATTTCAATGCAACTCGGTGAAATGATCGAGGCATGCGAAGGTTTTACATTGCAAGAAACACAAGATAACTTTGATAAAATTTCAGTCACCAGAGATTTAAAGGAAATCAAGAACGATTACAATCTCTTCGAAAAAACTTGCAGTGAAATGCACGTTCTTCAACAAAGATTAGAATCTGTTTATGAAAATATTGGAACCAAATTAGGAAAATATTATGACATCTAAACAAGAAAAACTCATAGAGAATTACATTAGAACGAAAGTTAAATTCATGTTGAAAGAATCTTTGAATCCAAAGGATATGATTGGTAAAACCGTAAAGTTTGCTCAATTTACTGGAAATTTGATGATTATAAGATTTACAGATGATGCTGTTTTCAGTGTTTCAAATACATCAATTTCTAACTGTAATTTAGAAGATGAAATTCGTTAAATTAAAATAAAAATATGCATCCAAAACAAATAGAATCAATTTTACCAGGAAGATTAAATGCCATTGCAGTCAATGGTGACATTGCATTTGCTCTAAAGAGATTTAAGAGAATGCAAAAAGACTCGGGAGTCATTCTCGAATGTTACGAGAGAAAGTTCTACGTCAAACCATCAGTTTCAAATAGGAAGAAGATGGATGTTGCAAAGTTCAAACAAAGCAAGGAAATAAAATGACCATCAAACAAGAAAAACTGATTGAAAGTTATATTCGTTCAAAAGTTAAATCTATGTTGAAAGAAGACGATGCCAAACCTGCAATAGAAATCTTCGCAGGAAGAGAATTTGAAAATGCTAAAAATTCACTCAATAAAGTGATATTGTCAATTGTCAAGACTATTGATAACAATTCAAGCCACCCTTCTATTGGAAAACTTAGAGAAATTAGAAGATCAATTAGGCAAATTGTTGACAAACTTGATTATTTACAAGATGACTTAGATGAGTTTAGAGGTTAATTAAATGCCAGAACAAATTCCAAACAAACCTCAATCTAAAGTTGCTCCACCTGGACAGAAAAATCCTCCGGTTCAGACTCCAACACCTGAAAAACAACCAGTAGCAAAAAAGCCTGTTGATAAAAAGACTCCTGCACAGAAGAAAGATGAAGGTTTGAAATATGAAATGACCTACGTCAATGGCGGTTTTAATAACGGAGTTCAGATCAAACCTGATAAAGAAGGGAAGGCTCAGATTGAAATCAGCATTTACGGTGGAGGTCAGAAGAAAACCCTATCAATTGGCCCACTTCCCTCTGAAATAGCCAAATTAATCAAGGCATATGAAGTCAGCGCAACTCAAGGTCAAAATACTCCAGAAATAACCGGAGAACTTCAGAAATATTTTGAAGAAAAGAATACAATTCTAAGTCAGAAGATAATTGCAATTTTAACCGAAGTTGATGGTCAAGTTGAACGCGCAATTAGAGAAACTTTTAAATAAATTAGGTTTCAAAAAAACTTGACATACTTATATGAAAATTAACCTCCTTGTTTCAAGTTGAGGTTAGATTATACAATCTTAAAATAGATTGTCCTACCTAAAAAGATCAGGCCTTGATGGCCAATCAGAATTCCCAATAGTTCTGCCGTAGCCACGGATTAAACATATAAAGGAAAATGTTAAAATGGCAAAGAACGACATCTTAGCAGAAGCAATTGCTGATGCTAGAAAAGTTAAATCAGCAGCTCTTGCGAACGCTAGATTTGCATTAGAAGAATCCTTCACTCCGACACTTCAAAGAATGATTTCAAGTAGAATCGCAGAAGACGAAGGCGAAGAAGAAATGGGCATGGAAGATGATTTTAACATCGACGTTAACATGGAAGGTGAAGAAGAATTTGCTCCAGAAGGTGATATGGGAGCCGATGAACCCGTTGTTGGTTTTGGTGGAGGTGAAGAAGAAGCATCAGCCGAAGAAGGTGGTGAAGATTTGGAACTTGAAGCATTGATCAGAGAATTGGATGGTGAAGAAGAATTTCCAATGGAAGAAAGCGATGAGTTTGAAGAAGATCCAATGATGGACGAAAATACAAATGATGAACGTCAATGGAAATCGAATAATCCAAGTTCAGGTAGAGATCAATTTGCAGAAAGTGATGAAATGGAAATGGACGATGAATTGACTGAAGCATTGAATGCATTATTGGAAGAAGAAGGACTTGGCGATGCTTTATCTCAAGGTCCTAATAAAGAAGATGGTTCATCATTCACAGATCATTCACTTCCAACGACTGCTGCATTAACTGAAAATCGTAGATTGAGAGGAATTATTGCTAAAAACAAGAAAGACTTGAATGAAGCGTATAGAGCAGTGACTTTATTGAAGAAAACTTTAAATGAAATCAATGTTTTGAACGCCAAATTGATGTACACTTCTAGAATCTACAAAAAGTTTGATTTAAACGAAGCACAAAAGAATAGAGTAATGGATTCGTTGGATCGTGGAAACAGCAAGAGAGAAGTTGAATTGGTTTACGCTGCAATTTGTGAATCATTAAACAAGAGACCATTGAAGAAGAAGGTAACTGAAGGTTTCGCAAGTAAAACAGTCAAAGCAATCAATCCAACTCGGAAACCAAGTTCAGATAGAGACATCGTTCAAGAGACGTTCGTTCAAAGAATGCAAAGATTAGCAAATTTGAAGAGACTTGATGATTAACGTCAAGTTCAATACTAACAAAATAAAATAAAGAGGAAAATGAATAAATGAGTCAATTAAGTGACCTACTTCCTAAAGATACATATATGAATCAAAGGAAGCAAGCGCAAATGTTAACTAGAAAATGGGAAAAAACAGGACTTCTTGAAGGACTGAAAGGACCAGAGAAAGGAAACATGGCGCAACTGTTGGAGAATCAGGCCAGACAATTGGTAACTGAAGCCAACCAAACCGGAACCGTTGCAGGTTCTGAAGAATGGGCAGGTATTGCCTTACCATTGATTCGTAGAATTTTTGCCGAAGTTTCTGCGAAGGATTTCGTTTCAGTTCAACCGATGAACATGCCTTCTGGCCTTGTATTCTGGTTGGATATCAAGTATGGCACTGGCCAACCTGGATTTAATACCAACTCAGGTAAAGATTCTCAGAATGACAGCGTATTTGGCGTAACTGATGCCAACAAAGGAACTGCTGCAAGTTATGGATGGGGAACGCCAACTGAAGGTCTTTATGGCCCAGGTAGATTTGGCTATACCATCAATGATTATTCGTCATCAGCACTGACTTCAGGTTCAACTGCATCATCAGCTGTATTTTCAACTGGATCTGTTTCAGCAGTAGATTACAATTTCAGTTCAGAGTTCAGCCAATCAATTGTTGCACCAAACCCAACCACTGTTTACAAGATCAATATTGCAACAGCATCAATTGCAAACTTTGATCCAAACGGTGTTAGAGCATTCACGTTGAGCAATGGAACAGGAACGTTGATTAATGATGTTTACCAAGAGTTCACGAAGTATAATAAATCTACTGCAACGGTATCATTTATCGTTTCTGGAGCATTATTTACTGGACAAAATGCATCAGTAATTGTCAATTATCACAAGCAACCAACTGATGTAACTAGAGGCGACTTTGAAGCCGGGAAAACTCAAGCAGGTAGCAATATTGATGATAGACTTGACATTCCACAATTGTCACTTGAATTGAGAAGTGATCCAATCGTCGCAAAAACCAGAAAGTTGAAAGCAATTTGGACTCCTGAATTTGCGCAAGATTTAAATGCGTACCAGAACATCGACGCCGAGGCGGAGTTGACTGGTATTCTAGGTGAATACATCTCGCAAGAGATAGATCTTGAAATCTTGGACATGTTGATTCAGAACGCTGCCGTGTCAGATTACTGGTC